CGGGTGACGGTAACAGCGCGAATGTAGAAAACATCCGTTCCATTTCCTGTTCCAACGAAGTTTTGGTTTACGCGAAGTAACGTATCAACGGTTGCAACACCTTCGGCCGAAACATCGGTCCACGCATTTGTGACATTTAACCCGGTGACTACTGAAGCTAATCCAACAAACGCCCTCAAAGTTGTTGTTTGAGTTTGTCCGCTTGGGAGGTAATACGCAAAATTGAATCGGTAACGCTTTGAAGGAATGACAATGTTATTTTTAGAAAGCCCGTCTCCGGAGTTTGCTCCAGAGCCAATCGTATAGCGCAGGTTGTTATCCTGACCTCCGATACCGTCAATGTTGCCTGCGGCTGTTCCGTTAGCGGCGCCCCAACCATCCGCACCAGCCGAGAAGTCGCTGGTATAAACCGCCGTCTGCGTCCCCCACTGATCAGCCGGATTCACGCCGGTGGTGATAAGCTCGGTGACATCCGCAGCGGACAAAGCGCGGTTGAAGACGACGGAGCGGTAGATGCGGCCGGAGAAGATGTTTGAAGAACTTTGCGCTCCAACAAACGTAAAATCAGAAACAACCGTTTGACCCCATGCAGGAGCAGCACCTCCAGTGGATTCAGTGTAAGCCGTGTCTGTTCCGTTGATGTAGATTTTGAGCGTGTTTCCAGCGCGGGTGACAACAACATCGACAACCTGCCCAACGAAATTGGTCAGGAAACTGGCAACGGTTGCGATGCGGTTGTCAGTCGCAGGGGTGGTTCCATAACGGAAAACACGCAACGTACCGGACTCGAGAAAAATACCCATCGCATTTGCTCGGAATGTACCAGTATTTATATCAGTCAACCAAAGCAGCCCAGGGAGGCTTGCAAAACTCGTAGGAACTCGGAATCGGCTCCACAAGCTAAAGTCGCCAGTGCCAATGGCCTGACACGCAGAAGAAATCCGCGTGCTTGTCGTCGCCCCATCGAAGTTGACCGCAGCGTAGTCGCTGGCAGCGGCGCGGACGGCGGACGGGAACTCACCCTGCCGAGCGGTGAGCTGGCCGTTGATCGTCGCGGTGTCGGTCTGAGCGTCACCGAGGGTGGTGTTGCCGGTGATGGTGGCGGAGGCGAGGGTGGTGTTGCCGGAGGAGTCGATTCTGAGGACATAGCTCGACCCATCGAATATTCCAAATCCATTGAATCCGTTGGAAGCGGTGTTTGCTGAATAGACCGTATATGTCAGTCCGCTCGTAGTATTAACAAGAGCAACATTGGTTGCTGCCGCAGCAGAAACTCGAAGCTGGTCGAAGTTGCCAACACCAGCGATATCCAGCTTGTAAGAAGGACCACGACCCACGCCCAGCCCCGTGGAGTTCAGGGTCATCAGCGTATTCCACCCAATGGTGGTTCCAGCAGCAAAACCAGACGGAGCGTTGTACCAAACGTGGCTTCCGTTGCTCGGGGAATACAAACAAGCAGGGTTGTTTACGGTGTACTTGTAATTGGTTCCGTCGTGCCACCAATTTGACCCAATCTCAAGAGTCAGATCGGACGAAACAACCTGAGCTGGACTCCCAATCTGAATCGCTTTCCGACCACCACCCCACGCGCTCGGAGTAAATCCAACGCCAACACTGTCTGTTGAAGAGACTACCTTCAGCGTGTTCGTATCCACCGTCAGATCGCCGGTGATGGTGGCGGAGGCGAGGGTGGCGGTGCCGCCGGCTCCGAGGATCTGGTTGCTGGTGATCTTCTTCGTGGTGCCCGATGCAGCCATCGTCGTATCACTAATATCGACAATGGGAAGGACATCCACTGCGGGATCGACGGTCGTGATCGCCGTCAGTGCTGTGATTTTTGTATCTGCCATAAACTGTTAGTTAGATTGAATGATGAGTTTGCTCGTGTCCTCTTGGAGCAGGAAATCCCCGTTCTCCAAGTCCAAAGAATCAAAAGTCCCAAACGTGATGACGATCTTGTCACCATCCTCCAGCAGAACGAAGAAGTCGTCCTCCTGAAGCAGATCCCGGCGCAGGATAGGTAGATCGCCAGGGGTAACATTACCCCCGCCGTTCGATACCAGTCGTGTGCCAAGAGCGAGTGTCACGATTGAATCACGCCATTGAATGCGATCACCTGACCGCTGGAAATCTGGAAGCTCGTGATCGGTCCCGGTAGGGTAATACCAGCAGGGATGGTCGCCGTGGACCAAGATCCGCTGATGTTGCCACCGGTGATCGAGCTAAAGGTGGTAGGGGCGATAGTGGTGATGGCCACAAACGGGCCAGTGGTCAGCGTGGTGACGGTCACCAGTTGAAAGCCGCCCTGTCCCATCGAATACTCGATGGCTTGATTTGCTACGTCGCTCATATATCCCAGATCTTCCGAATTTGATTCTTTGTGAAAGTGCTTTCAAAGCGGGAACCCTGACGGTCTTCCATCCGGCTGAATCCCTGCTTCACCTTGTCCTTGAGTTCGGCTTCTCGGGCAAAGCCGGTGACCCCGAAGCGGGCCACCGGCTGCCTGTTCCACCGCTTCCCATCAAGGACAACAGAGTCAGTACCCATCGGAGCGATATGCTCGATGGACTGACCATTGTTCTCGAAGGTATAGATCGGCATGTTAGGACTCCATCTCGCTGTCGTACTCCTCAACCATCTTACGCATACCCTTTTCGTCCATAGGCTCCTTGGAAGCCATGGCCTTCTCGCTCTTGTTTTCGTACTCAGCGGGCATACCGTTCACACTCCGAATTTCGACATAAGCTTCGCCGTTATCGAGCTTCTTGAGAACACCGCGAACATCGTCGAGAACCACTTCATCACCCACCTCAGGCATGGCCTGTTGGCCATCTTCCATGTCAGTGGAAAGAGCCTCGACCGGAATAGAAATCATGGGCGCATTGTTGTCAGCCTCTTCACATCCGCAAGCGGAATGAGAAGGGGCACCACCGATTGCTCGATGATGCCCCTTTGGGCTGACGGCAATCACCATGATGGTGGCCGTCTTGGGTCGCATATTACAGCGTGGAAGAGGTCTTAGTACGATGGACCAAGTACCAAGTCGGGTTACCAGTAGAACCCGTGTTACCAGCAGCCAGACGGAGCGTAGCGAAGTACAGCTTCACACCAACGGTGATGAGCTGGTTCAACGGATCGCTCTTGTCGGGGGTGTCAGTGATAACGATCTTCGGAGACAACGGATCATCACCGGTCAGAGCAGGGATACCGAACGACTCGTTACCAAAGAAGAACGAGGCGATGATGTCTTTGCTGACAGCGAGACCGCCACCAGCGGAGGTAGCCTGATAAACGAACTCATCGGCAGCGGTGCCGGAACCGGTGCTGACAAACGAGTTGGTCTGGGTGACAACGCGGCAACCGTAAATGGAACCAACCTCGCCCTTGTAGAACGGCGTACCCTTGTTGCCGTAGTTGGAGGCATTCAACCAATCGGCATCGCGCATCAGGTCGCGAGCAACGCGAGGATCGGTCGCGAGGACGTAGCCACCGTTGATCATCGGAGCGCGGTTACGCTTCAGACGGGTCATGGAATCGAGGACAGCCGAAGCGGTCATCGTGGTGTTGGCAGCAGTCGTGTCGCTGTTCAACGCAGAGAAGCTCTGGGTCGTCAGCGTAGCAGGGTTACCGTAAACCTTAACACCACCGGAGCTGGCCACAGTGTTCACGGCGTCCGAGTTATCAAACGTACCACCACCCTCGGCGGCGGAACCGATAGACGAGCCGCTGGCGGTGAGGTTGGAACCGATCAGCGTGTTACGGATCACGGAGTCAACCCAGAGGGCCATGTCCAGACCGGAGGTCTTGGTGGCCTGCTGGAGCGAGTTGAACAGGTCCGTGGCGCGGAGGATGTCGGTCAAACCGATCACCTGACCGTACTGGGCGAGCGACTTGCTGAGGCTGTTCAGGGCCAGAGCGCGGTAGTTCGCGGAGCTGATGGCTGTACCCTCGGAGCTGATGGTCTGGACACCCGAGACGCTCGGCGAACCGAAGCGGAACATCGTGATGGCCTTGTTACCATTGTTCCGGGGGATCGGAGCCTTCATGGCGAACTGATCCAGGATGGTCTCCTGCTGAACGATGGAGAGCAGCTCCTTGCTGAAGTAATTCTGGAACTGGCTCGTGAGCGTAGTTGAAGTAGTTACGGGCATATTTTAGTTGTGGTTGTGCTATTAGCCTTCGTCCCGGTCGAACTCTCTCGTCGCTCGCATGAGCGCGTCCCTTTGCTCCTTCAGGGATAGCTTGGAGAAATCCTTCTCTTCAGCCTTGAGTTGTCCTGCCGGTACGCTTTTACCAATAGCGGTCTTCTGCTGGAGCTTACTGAGTTGTTCTTTCAGAGACTTGTTCTCGGCTTCCATCGACTGAGACCGTTCGGCTGCATTCTGGAGCTTCACAATTTCGACAGCGTGGACAAGTCCATCAGGAGTCGCAGTAAGCAGCGGGAAATTATTCAGAAGCTGAACAGTACGCTTGTACTCAGAGCTGTTCTGATCTTTCAGCCAAGCCTCCTTCTCGGACAACTTGCCGTAGTTTTCAGCCCATGACTTCTGGAACTGCTCCTGTTGAACCTTCTGCTGTCTTTCACCAGCCGCTTTGCGGACATTATCAGCCTTGGCTCGCGCTGCCTTGGCCAACTGAGAATCGCCATCAGCCTCAAACTCCTTGGCCGCAGCCTCGTAGTCATCAGCCGTATAGCCCTTCTCGTCCCGATGAGAATTGGTTTCGGTGGCCTTGGATTGCTCCCGGCTCCTGCTCCATTCCTCACGCTCACGCCTCACCGCTTCGCGCTCAGCCTTGAGGGCCTCCTTCTCAGCGTTGATTTGTTCCCAGGACTTCGCCTTTCGGTTCTGTTCCTGAGCGAATTTGCTCTTCTCCTTATCAACCTTCGGCTCGGTCTTTGTCGCCTTCGGTTCCGTCTCTGACTTCGTGCTTACTTCCTTCTCGCCACCATCGAACTCTTTGCTGGCGGTCACCTCATTAGAGGATTCCTGCTCAACCGGAGCTGACTCGTTTGATGTTGGAGTCTGCTCCCTTGGCTGGCTGTCGATATCGACACCGGCATCGTGATCTCTGGCCAACGCGAGTAGGCCATCTGCACTCATTGATTCGTCTGACATATTGTGCTTTTACTCGTTTGCTGGTCCGCACAGACCGGCAACCGCAACTTTGATCCTATGTGTTCGTGGCAGAATCCGGATCATCATCCTGCCCCGTAATTGATTCCTGATCGGCCATCACTTCGATGACCTTCACAAGACTGGCCTGACCCATTGCAAAGCCTGACGAATATTGCAAATGGTTTCTATCAGTTATCGCAGAAGCATTCTGCATAAGCACAGTGTTTAACAGTGCGTCCCTGAATCGTTTGCCAGTATCGCTATTGAAGAAATTATTGAGCGTGATCGCGTCCTCTTTGCGCCAAGGAAGCGGATCGACCCATCGTTGATGCCGCGCAAATGTCCACGCGGTACGGACTCGTGCGAAGAAGCTGATCATTTACTTGCTGGCTTTCTTTCGACCGGCAGCTTGGCGGCGCATGAACTCTGCGGCCCCCAGCTTCTTGCGACCGATATAGGCAGCAAGTGCGCGAGGATCATCGGCCCCTTCCTTACGGAGTTCGTTGGCCAGTTTACTGAACTTGGATTTCTTCTTCATGTTTGTAATTGGTTACCACGCCTTGCAGGACCACGTTCTTGGCTTGGTTGGATCTTTTGCCGTGTCGCAATTATGCCTCGCTCGGAAGCTCTTGCGCCGTTCCGGGTCCGATTTCTTGATGCTCATGTCGGGATCACCGAATCGCACCTTGATGACCGTTCCCTTCGGGTTCTTCACATAAACCGCACTCTTCTTCTTCTCACCCGGAGTGTAGAAGGGCTTGTTCAGAGTGACTTTCTTGCCTTGGTATTCAGCCATATCAAGCCTG